GAGAGATGCCTACAGTTACTGTTGATGCCACTAAGACAATCGAACTTAGTGAGGATGACCAGCAACTGTTCAGTGACTTCATGGCATGGGTAGATAACTACAACACGTACATCGTTAACACATGGGCTAAGAAAGCAAATGCTCACATGGAAGATGATGACGTTGATGTAGTAGATGACATCGTTGACATTGACATTGACGAAGAAGAGGTAGCATAATGAACCACCCTGCTGAACTGGCGTTACATCAGTACATGGACAATGCTGTTAAAGGCAAGTCCACTATGGCTGACACTACCATTAAACAGGTAGCTGCAGACATTGAAGATGCACTGTCTCGCCAGTTCGGTAGTGGGAAGAAGCGTGGAGACTTCCGGCTTCGCATGTCTAATGTTGGCAGGTCTACTTGTCAGCTATGGTATGAGAAGAACAAGCCGGAAGTCGCTCTTCCTATGCCGACAACATTCATTATGAACATGATGCTTGGTGATATAGTCGAGGCTGTATTCAAGGGTCTACTAAAGGAAGCAGGAGTTAAGTATGAAGAGCCGGAACACGTTACTTTGGAATTGGATAACGAAACAAAAATTAATGGAACGTATGATATTGTTATTGACGGTGCCGTTGATGATATTAAATCCGCATCTAATTGGTCTTATACTAATAAGTTTGATTCTTATGATTCACTAGCAGGTGGCGATAGCTTTGGTTACATAGCACAGCTTGCTGGGTATGCGAAGGCCGCAGATAAGAAAGCTGGTGGCTGGTGGGTAGTGAACAAAGCTAATGGTGCGTTCAAGTATGTACCCGCTACTGGACTAGATGTGGATGCAGAGGTTGCTAAGATACAGGAAGTACACAACACCGTAGAGAAGAATGAGTTCAAGCGATGTCACGAACCGGAGATAGAAACCTTTCGTGGTAAGCCTACAGGCAACAAGGTACTCAGTGTACACTGTGGCTTCTGTTCTTACCGCTTCGATTGCTGGCCTACACTGAAGGAACTACCTGCAGTTATGTCACAAGCAAAGTCTCCTAAGACTGTGAACTATGTAGAGTTGGATGAAAAATACAATGCCTCTTGATGCAAAACAGTTTAAGGCGGCAAGGAAGTATGGGTATCGGTCAGGCTTAGAGGTTAAAATATCAGACTATCTTAAAGAAAGAGACGTTGACTTCGGTTACGAATCTGTTAAGATAGAATGGGAAGACCTAGCCTACCGTACCTATACACCAGACTTTGTTCTACCTAACGGAATAATAATAGAGAGTAAGGGTATGTTCACTGCGGCAGATAGACGCAAGCATCTGGCAATACAGAAGCAACACCCTGACTTAGACATTAGGTTTGTCTTTGAAAACAGTAGACGTAAGCTACGCAAAGGTGCTAAGTCTACGTATGCTGAGTGGTGCATCAAGTATAACTTCTTATACTATGACCGCATCATCCCAGAAGATTGGCTAAAAGAAAAGGGTAAGAACAATCATGCAAGTTTCATAAAGTTCAAGGGTAACAAAGTGAAAAGGAGAAAGTAATATGACAGAGCCGGAGTTAACTTCAATAGATGCGGAGGATTTTATAATAAGAGTACGGCCTGAGACAGACACAGAGGGTGAATGGACAGGAGAGATTGATGTTGCTATTATAACACAACCCGATAATGATTTGAATGACGAAGACTATTCACAGGTAATGCACTTTTGTAAGATGTTAGCTAGTACTATACCCGTTATGGAATTAAACGAAGACTTCAGAGAACTTGTTCATAGGTATGTCATGTCTATGAAAGGTCTTGAATATGATGTAGAGTTAGAGGACAAGCCTAAAGTAATAGGTGAAGATGGTAATGTAATACAGATTGACTTTGGTACAAAAACAGAAGGGAGTGCATGATGAACCAGCTAAGACACGAAGAGTATATGAAGCAGATGGCAATGCAAGAAGACGCATTTGAACAAGCAAGTAAAGAGGCTTATGGTAATGTTGATATGGTAAATAAACCACCCCATTACAATCAAGCTGGTGTAGAATGTATTGATGCTCTACGTGCCGCGCTGGGTGAGGGCTTTGAGTTTTACTTACAGGGTAACGTAATGAAATACTTGTGGCGTTATCGTTACAAGAATGGTACACAAGACTTAGAGAAAGCTATGTGGTATCTTGATGCCTTGACAACCGAAGTAGAGGGGTTGTATGATGATAAGAGTTAAGATGTTCGTCACAATAGATGTAGACCCAGAAGAGTATCCCGTACCATCAGACGGTCAAGTGGGAGAAGAGATTGAGGAGAGCCTAAGAGAATACTTCTATGATATAGAAGGGGCTGATATTAAAAACGTAAGAACAGTACAGGAGTGATATAGATATGTTAAGTAACCATTTACCAACAGACTACCAGAACTTCATAGCGTTATCACGTTATGCAAGATGGAAAGAAGATGACCAAAGACGTGAGACATGGGGTGAAACAGTCACACGATACTTTGATTACATGACTACTCACCTCAAGAAAAACCACAGCTATAAGCTAGAAACTAAGTTACGTAACGAACTAGAGGAAGCAGTGCTGAACCAAGACATCATGCCTAGCATGAGAGCCTTGATGACATCTGGCCCTGCACTAGACCGTTGCCACGTAGGTGCATTCAACTGTTCCTATCTAGCAGTAGATACACCACGTGCATTTGATGAGACTATGTACATCCTAATGTGTGGCACTGGCGTTGGCTTCAGTGTTGAGCGTCATAGCATTGAGAAGCTACCTATAGTCAATGAAGCAATGCATAATACGGATACAGTAATCAAGGTAGGTGATAGCAGACCCGGTTGGGCTGGTTCATTACGTGAGTTAATCTCGCTGTTGTATGCTGGTCAGATACCTAAGTGGGATGTGTCTGCTGTACGCCCTGCTGGTGAACGACTAAAGACATTTGGTGGACGTGCCTCTGGCCCAGCACCATTAGAAGAGTTGTTCCAGTTTGTCATACAGAAGTTCAAGGGTGCGGCAGGACGTAGGCTATATCCTATTGAGTGTCACGACATCATGTGTAAGATTGGTGAGGTTGTAGTTGTCGGTGGTGTACGCCGTAGTGCATTGATTTCATTGTCTAATCTTAATGATGACCAGATGGCACATGCTAAGTCAGGTATGTGGTGGGAGAATGAAGGCCAACGTGCGTTAGCTAATAACTCTGTAGCGTACAAGACTAAGCCAGAGATGGGTACATTCATGCGTGAATGGGTGTCACTGTACGAGAGTAAGTCTGGTGAGCGTGGCATCTTCAACCGTGAGTCTGCTAAAAAGCAAGCGGCTAAGAATGGTAGACGTGATGTGGAACATGACTTCGGTTGTAACCCTTGTAGTGAAATCATCTTACGTCCTTACCAGTTCTGTAACTTGTCAGAGGTAGTAGCACGTGCAGGTGATACAGAGCAGTCACTAGCTACTAAGGTAGGCTTGGCTACAATCTTGGGTACATTCCAGTCTACTCTGACAGACTTCAAATACCTGCGTAAGGTATGGCAGAAGAACACAGAGGAAGAACGGTTGCTGGGTGTGTCACTAACAGGCATCATGGACAATGCAATGCTGTCAGGTAACAGTGCTACGCTAGGCAAGAACATTGGTGCTACACTTGAACTGCTACGTGAGGTAGCTGTACAGACTAACAAGGGTATGGCTAAGAAGCTGGGTATCCCACAGTCTACAGCAATCACTTGTGTTAAGCCATCTGGTACTGTTAGTCAATTAGTTGACAGTGCATCAGGCATCCATGCTAGGCATAACCCACACTACATACGTACTGTTCGTGGTGATAACAAAGACCCACTAACACAGTTCTTAATTAGTGAAGGTATCCCAGCAGAGCCTGACGTAATGAAGCCCGACAGCACTACAGTGTTCAGCTTCCCAATGAAGTCACCCAATGCGGCGGTAACACGTACTGAGATGACTGCCATTGAACAGCTTGACTTGTGGCTACTATACCAGCGTCACTGGTGTGAACACAAACCGTCAGTCACTATCTCTGTCAAGGAGAATGAGTGGATGTCAGTAGGGTCATGGGTGTATGAACACTTCGATGAGGTGTCAGGCATTA